ATGAGACTTTCAATATTGGTGATCGCACCTACAAGTTTGCACAAGGTGTACCAAGTCTCCTACCAGCAATCCTTCTAGAGCTCAAGCAGTTCCGTAAGCAGGCTAAGAGAGACATGGCTGCGGCGACAGGTTTCATGAAGGAAGTCTACAATGGTAAGCAGCTCGCCTATAAAATCAGTATGAACTCGGTTTACGGGTTTACTGGTGCTGGTAAGGGTATTCTTCCGTGTGTCCCGATTGCCTCTACGACTACTTCGAAGGGTCGCTCAATGATAGAGGAGACGAAGAACTACGTTGAGAAGAACTTCCCAGGTGCAAAGGTGAGGTATGGCGATACGGACAGTGTTATGGTTGAGTTTGACGTGGGTGATCGCAAAGGAGAAGATGCCATTGCGTACAGTTGGGAGGTGGGTGAGCGGGCAGCGGAGGAGTGTTCGGCCCTCTTCAAGAAGCCAAATAATTTGGAGCTTGAGAAGGTCTATTGGCCGTATTTCCTCTACTCGAAAAAGCGTTATGCCGCTAAGCTATGGACAAAGGGTAAGGATGAGAAGATGCACATGGACTATATTGATGTAAAGGGTCTTCAGCTTGTGAGACGTGATAATACACCCCACGTTCGCGAAGTATCCAAGGAACTTCTTGATGTAATCCTAACTTCAAGTGATCCCGGTCCACCCAAAGAGCTTGCTAAGGAGAGAGCAATTGAACTCCTCTCTGGTGATATACCGAATCAGAAGCTTATTTTGAGTCAGGGTCTATCTGATTCTTATAAAGTTGGAGGTAAATCTGTATCTGTTACGAGTCCTGAGAGTGTAAACATCAATCAGTCACATGTCCAAGTGGTGACAAAGATGCGACAGAGGAGACCCGGTTCGGAACCACAGTCTGGTGATCGGGTACCCTACCTTCTCACTAAAACAGAGGATCCAAAGGCAAAGGCGTTTGAGAAGGCTGAAGATCCAAAGTACGTTGAGGAAAATGGTGTACCAATTGATTATCATTATTACTTCCTCAATAAGTTCCTCAATCCAGTATGTGATCTTTTAGACCCACTCTATGAAAATGTGAAGGAGGAAATCTTTGGTGAAATCATCAATCAACATAAACCCAAAAAACCTCCCAAACTTCCATCCCTCAGTGGCATGAAGAAGGATGAACTCATCACCGAGTGTAAACGTCATGGTTTAGATGAGAGTGGCACTCTAGCCATTTTGAGAGCAAGGCTTAAGGAGATGAGAACGAAAAAAGAAGAATCTGTTGAAGACCTATTTAAAAATTACGAGCTTACACAAAGTAAGGATGAGCATGTATGAGAAAGTTGTTAAACTTATGGATGAAGAGTTGGAGGAGCGTATAAACATTGTCGTTAATGACTTTGCCGAGAAAATTTCAAAAAAACACGGTATACCCCTGGATCAACTTTTAAAGGATATTCCAGAATCGTATACGATTACAACATGTAAAGGTACCAAAAATAATGGTCAGAGGTGTACTTTCAAAGCATCTGAAAATGGATATTGTCGGCATCATGCGTTACAGGGGCAGCGTATATGCCAACGGTCGTTTTCTAGTTCAAGTCTGCATAACCATGGTCCAGAGAAAATGTTTGTTAAGGGGTGTCCGGGTTGTGAATCCTCTAACGAGCTTATAGATTTGGGAGTCTAATAGTGTAATGAGCAAAAACGATATTCTACTAACATCGATAAACAATTTTTACAACGAGGAAAAGAATAAAACTACACTACTGAACATTCTAGATAAATCGAGTGGTATCTCTCTCCGCAATTTGGAATGGTTCATCACGAACTATTCTAAGAAGAATCATATCGCATATCAAACAGGTGATGGTAAACTGTTTACAGTTCACTGTGCCTATAAATCTAGTCTAAATGGTTACAGCAAGCAACTTTTTGACCCATTCTGTCGGTCTCAAAAGTTTACATACGTCATTCCGGGAACATCTCATGAAATCCAAACAACTTTAGCGCAATTGAATTTCATCAAATGGTGTATCAAGAATAACATCATTGACTATATTAGCAATAATAAGGAAAAACTTTTTAATAAGCAACCGACATGAATCCATTTTGGAAGACAAATGTCTGATAACCTGTGTAGTACATGTGTAGAGAGAATGTCTCAGTTGTAATATCAATTATAGAAGTATCTAATTTCACTTCAATGTTAGTCTTTTCAGATTGTATCTGACTAAAATCCAAGTTTCCCGATGGTTCCACATTTACCGGATTCAACGAGAAACTATATGTGTAAACATTCCTAATCGGCCTTGCCAATCTCTTTTGGAATGGAATTAAGTATTTGTAGTATGTATGATCAGTCTTGGTCAAATTCGGAAGTTTGTTTCCGTTGATGTAGAAACTGGCTTCGGACATGAGAGGGTAAAAGAATGTGTTTTCACCAAAAAAGTCCAAAGACGATGAAAAGTTGAAACGATTTTGGTACAAACGCTCTCCATCGGTAGCGGGAACGGGGTCCCCTATAGCTTCAGTTTCATCCTCAAACTTTGTATTTCTTAAGAACCAATGAATACACTTCACAGGGATATTTGGAACAAGATTATTCTTTATAATATCCCTGTTGAGGTCACTCACTATGACTGGATGTTTCCTAACTAGGTCTGTTATCAACGTCTGTCTCTGGGACGTAAAAAAGTTCCTCTCTTCGGGACTTACTGTTATCTCCTCTGTGACAAGATTGAACGAGGGTAGAGTCACTGTATCTGTCGTATCCGTAAAGAAGGTTTGTTGGTGGAAGTCAAATTCAAATTCAATCTTCTGTTTGTGAATTGCGCAAACTGGAAAATAAGGTCTATTAGGTTTGTTTGAAGAATATTCATCACTCGCAAATTTACGGGAAAAGAAGAAGTGAAGTGGGATGACAAGGTCTGAGTCGTATCGGGCAACGCCAACATTAGTGGGTGCGTCATCAAAACCAAGGTTTCTATTGATAAGAAATCTATTCGCTACCTTTTCAGACACTTCTAAATAAAGCTCGTCATATAGAATTCCCCAATCGTCATAGATCTTTTCAACTTCAATGTCATCTACGTACATTGTGACACTCTTGAGAATATGTCTACCCAACTGATCAGCGTAGTTACCGTCAGTTATAGCTGGCATTGTTATACTCAAATACATGTTACTCAAAAGGTCTCCCATATTTCTTGGATTGAACTCAACTTTGATGGTTTTATTAAATGGCCATGAAGCCTCTGCGTTACCCGGCTTCACAACAATCTTGTTTCTGTGATACTTTCTGAAATCAGAATGATTCCGATCGGTGGTATAATTAAAGAGTGATTCGTCTGGATCTTTGGAAAGTAGGTGTGTATCCTGCTTTCCAATAGCTTTGAGCGAAATTTTCGCAGCTTCACCCATACCTATCTATTGTTTACATATTTTTAATATCCATTTTCCACATGTCAATGTGTGAGGTGTTCTTCATCACTTCAAGTTCTTCCTTAGCCTGTTTGGACTCTTTGAGAAGATCCTTGACAGATTCTTCTGTGTATTGCACAGTCTTGATGTTGAGGAGATAGTCATAGGTGCCACCAATCTTTGGGAACGTTTTGGAGAGTTCTTCCTCAAGGTCCTGCTTCTTGCGTTTGAATACCACGATGTTACCCTCAATGACCATAGTCACAAACTTAGACTTGTATCCGCACATGGTAGCCCTCGTTTCAAGAACCTTGATGAGGTGCGCCTTTCTCTTCACGTAGTGATCTTCGCGGAGTTTAACAAAGTCTTTTAGAATCTCCTCGGGGCTTGAGTACTTGTAGATACCCTTCGTAGGGTGGAAAAGGTGCATGTTTGATGTATGGAAAGTCTTCCTCAACTTGAGATCTTTGAGGAGATCTTTACCAGAGTATCCCGTAATTTCAAAATGAACATCTTCAGTTGTAGAGTTATTCGTAAATCCACCAATCAACTTCTTCTCAACAAGACTGTCAAGGTATTCTTTGTAATCCTGTGTCCAACGACCAGGTGGTAATTCAGTGACTTCAATATTCATCCCTTTCCAGTTCCACACACCTTCCATCATCCACGTATCGTCCTCCTTGTGTACTTTCCCCTTGAATCCCCTGAACCACGGTCTCATGGGTACAACTGGATTTCCATCAAGGATCCTTCCAATGTTATCCTTGATATCCTTGGGATTGAACGGAGGTACATAGCAACTGAAACCTGTACCAATACCTTCCGTACCATTCACGAGAACCATGGGGATCGTTGGCATGTAAAAGTCTGGTTCAATTAACCTTCCATCATCGTCCAAATAGTTGAGAACGGGGTCATCACGGGGATCAAAGATCTTCCGAGCCTGCTTAGTCAGTTTCGTAAAGATATAGCGAGTCTGGCTCGCATCTTTACCACCCATGAGACGAGTACCAAACTGTCCACATGGTTCAAGGAGATTGATATTGTTTGAACCGGTGTAATCATTCGCCAACTTCACGATTGTATCTGCGAGGGAGACTTCACCGTGGTGATAAGCACTCTTGTCTGCAACATATGCGGCCAATTGAGCAACCTTCATCTCATCTTTGAGATTCTTGTGAAAACAGGCGTACATAACCTTGCGTTGGGAAGGCTTGAGACCATCAGCCATATGCGCGATGGACCTCTTTAGGTCTGCGAGACTGAAATTCACCAAGTCTTTGTGTACAAAGTTTGAAATGCTCAAGTTCTTGACATTCCCGTATGGTACTTCAAGTTCACTAGACTCCTTTGCTGTACTCTCCAAAAGCCATGTCTTTCTGTCATCAGCCTTCTTCTTATCAAATGCGAGAACAATAGATTTGTCTGACATGATATCTGTGTCAAACTTCACAGTTAGATCTTGAATCTTTTTGAAATACTCGCGAGCCTCTGCAGAAGTGGAGGTACCGAGACCCTTGTAGTACTTGATGCGCCACCCCTGTTGGCCATCCCCATACCATGCACGGAATGCCGAGTCGGTATAGAAAGACTTGGATTGAGACCCCTTAGAAGCCTTGATGATTGGGGTCACCATAGAAACGATGAAACCCAACTCAAGGAGACTTGGCCAAAAGTAATGGATCATGTTTAGGATAAGACCCTTGATATGGGAACCATCATTATCAGCATCTGTCATAATCATCAACCGACCATAACGAAGCTCGGAAACATTCTTGTAAACCTTTCCTTGTTGGAGACCCAAGATCTTCTTGAGATCGTTGAACTCCTGGTTAGAAGTCAATTGGGCCACAGATGCATCTCGCACGTTCTTACACTTACCACGGAGAGGGAACACACCGTAGTGATCACGACCTACGACTGAGAGACCCGCAACGGCTAGGGTCTTAGCCGAGTCACCCTCTGTCACGATAAGTGTACATTTACCTGAGTGTGCTGTACCAGCCTTATTCGCATCATCCAACTTGGGGATACCAGAAATTTTGGATTTCCGTGTGCCATCTGTCTTAGCCAACTCTTTCATCTCCTTAAACTTTGAGAGAGCCAGGAGTTCATCTTGAATACCAGTCTTGAGAGCGTTCTTGACAAATGTCTTTACAGGTTCAAACTTACTCCCAAAGTCCTGAACCTTGGAGGTACACTCAGACTTGACCTGGCTAGAGA